GAGCCGATCCGCACATGCAGAACCTCGCCCGCCAGGACGGTTTCGGAACGCCCGCCGCCCGCCTCAGAGATCGAGACGCGATAGGCCCTCGGGGTGCCGTTGACGGTGGACAAATCCCAATCTGCCACCGGCACCAGCATGTCAGGCCGGATCAGCGCCACGAACTCGCCCCGCAAGGCCAGAGAACGCGCGACCAGCGCCATGGTGCGCCTGTCCAGATAGTCAGTGCCGATCACGTCCGCGCCGGTGAAAGCCCCCTCCCAGAGCGCCACGCAGGCTTGCACAGTGCTTGTCAGCTCGGCCAGATCGGACGTGCCCGCGATATAGGATTGCCGCGCCGCCATGATCTGCGCCGTGTATCCCATGCCGCTGGATCGGGTTTCGGTTTCAGCTTCGCGCCGTTTGAAAAGCCATCCCAGCATCAAAGCCTCCAGCGTTTCAGGTGGTGGGGTGCAACGCGGGTTGCCGGGTGGGGTGCCCATGCCCGCGCCTCGATCTGCGCAGCCGGATAGGCTGGCCGCGTCACGGTGCTGATCTCGAAAAGCTCGGCCCGCTCGATCCGCCGCAGAACCCCGTCGCCGCGCCGCTCGATCCGCTCGCCACCGGCTGAAACCCTGAAACCCGGTGACAGGCCACGGATCAGCCCCGCCCGGTGCGCCTCCAGAAAGTCACGCGCCCATGACGTGCCATCGGACAAGGTGGCCTCGATCTCCAGCGCCTCGGGGGTGTCCCTGATCTCAAGGGTGCCCGCGCCCCGGCTGGCCAGAGGCTTGTTGAAGTCATGCCCAGCCAATAGGTGAACGTCGCCCCCGGCCTCGATCCGCTCGGCAAAGGCCCGCGCCTCGATCCGCTCGAAACGCCCCCGCGCCAATTCGGTTTCGGTGGCATAGGGAAAGCGCCCGGCCAGCCGGACGCCCCCATTGTCAGTTGCGCGGAGCTCAAGGCCCGCGCCATGCGCTGCGCCCCAGAGCATCAATCGCCCGCCCCGATCTCAAGACCAGACAGAACCCGCAATTGCACCGGACGCGCAACCGTCACGTCCATGGTGGCCAGCGCAGTGATCCGCAGCCCCCCGGATTGCGCATCGCTGTAAGGATCGCGGATCACGTCGATAGCGCCCCATGCGCCCACGAAAACGGGTGCAATTCCGCCGGTGCTTGTCGTCAGCAGCGCCGTGGTGGCCAGAGGATCGCCAGCCGGTGCAGGCAAGGCATTGCTTGTCATGTTGGCACTGCCCAGAGCCTCGCGCAGCCGGTCATATTCGAACTTATAGCCGCCATCCCCGACAAGGATTCCGTCCATGTAATCCCAAAGCTCAGGCCGGATCATGGCACGAACCGCGCCCGGCCCGCTGGCCGCATTGGCAACCATGAACGCCGTGACGCCCGCGCGAAACGCTGCCCACGTCGCAGCCGCGTCAACCTCTTGCAGCGCAATGCCATAGGTGGCCCGCCCGGTGATCACGCCCAAAGGCTGGCCATTGGCCCCGGTGCCCAGAAAAACGGCCTGATCCATCGCTGCGCCCATTGCGCCTTGCATGTCGCGCCTGATCGCCGCCTCCAGTGCCGCGCCGGATTGCTTAAGGCTGCGCCGGGTGATCTTCATCTGGACGCCCAGATTGTGATCGGGCTTCATGGCCCTGTCGGTGGTGGCATAGGCAGTTGGCCCGGCCACATTTGCGGTTTCGCCATCTGCCCAGCCCGCCGTGACAGAGCTTGTCACAACCGGCCATTCCGCCGCCCCGCTATCGATCGAGATCATTTGCGCGCCCATGCGGCCCGCCATGCTGTCAGGAAACAGCCGATCAATGATCGGTCGGGTGGACATTGGATCGGGGGTGCCCCCGGCCACGGTTTCGCCGGTGCGAACCTCCAGCGCCTGCCACGGCACCGGAACGCCCCTGAAACCGCCTTGCGCGCGCAGCTCTTGCACCACCTCCGCCGTGCGCCCGTCAAGGGTGCGCCCTTCGTCCAGTGCAAGCGCAACCTGCCGCAGCTCGAACCCTGCCACCAGATCGGCCCATTGCCGCCCCTCGCGGCCTTCCAGCTCTTGCCCGGCCTCGCGCCGCTCGGTGTCCTCGGTGATCAGCGCCGCCCGATAGCGGGTTTCGTTGTTGCGAAACTCCAGATCGAGATCGGCCATGCGCCGGGTTTCGTCCTCGGTGGGGGGTTCCTTGCCCACCAGCTCGGCCAGCGTTTGGCGAATTTCAGACTGCCGCCGCTGGATTTTCACGCTATCAAGCATCGTTTTACCTCATTAGCTCGATTAGGTTTTGTGGCCAGCTCGGCCACGGCTTCACGCCATGCGGCGCGTTTTGGATCAGGTGGCGGGTGCCCGCACTCGATCCGGGTTGCCTTGGTGTGACAGGACGCACAGAGGCAAACACAGTTGGCCGGATCAAAGCCCAGCTCGGGGTGGGTGCGCACCGGCTTGACGTGGTGAACCTCCAGACGCCGCCGTGATCCGCATTCGGTGCAAGCCCAGCCGTCGCGCTCCAGAACCGCGTGACGAACCGCCTGCCATGCCAGCTTGCCAGTGACGCGCTTGCTGTATTTCGGGTGCGCCCTCACTGATCCGTCCTCCGGCTGGCCGTAATCTCGATCAGTTGTCGCCGCCCTGCCGCCTGTTTCACGCCCACAATGTTAAAGCTCTCGCCCTCGCATTCGATCCTGTCGCGCGGATCGATCCCGCGTGTGAACTCAGTGCTGCGAACCTGAAACCGGCTGGTGACATGCGCCGCGACCTCTCCAGCGCGCCACCGCTCGCCGTCTGAAATATCGGCCCGCAAGGCCCAGACAGGTTGCCCATGGGGTGCCCAGCTTTCGACCATGCCGAACCCGTCATCGATCAGGGTGCGCCGGTGAAATTGTGCTTTTCGGTCCATCTTGCTTGCCGTCATGCCCAAGCCATCCTTGCCCGTTGCACTGGCCGGGTGATCATCCGCTGGCCCTCGGCCACGGCCAGAACCGCCGCCGCTGCCGGATCGATACGCCCCAGCGCCCGGCCCTTGGCCAGTTTCGGATTGCCTGCCGGATCGGTGAGGCAAACCGCGTCAGCCATGGCAGAGCGCAAAAGCAGGCTTTTGGGTGCCGCAACCCGCCGATCATAAACGGCCCGCTGAAACCGGGTTATGTCCTCGGCCCCGTCGCGCCATCCGAACCCGCGCCACGTCACCGGCCCGCGATAGCCCGCCGCCGATAGCCCGTCCTGCACTTCGCCTTGCTTGAACCTGTCGGCCAGGATCGTGGCGATTGTCTCGCCCCCGACATGGCCTAGAACCTGCGCCAGCCATCCCGCAACCGGAACGGTGCGCCCCGGCATTGTCCGCAGCTCGCCCCGCTCGGCCATTTCGACATAGCGCCGCCCGACGCCATCATTGACGCCACGAACCGCCAGCGACGGATCAGCAGGAAACCAGCCCAGAACCTCCAGCCGTCCAGTGTCTGGCCAGTGAAACGCCGCCGCCGTCATGCTGGCCGAGGCCCCGAGATCGAGGCCGATCACGCAAGGCCCCGCCCTCTCGGGCAGATCGTCAACCTCGCATCCTTGCCACTGATCCAGATCGATCAGCTGCGCGCGGGTTTCGATGTTCACGCGCTCGTTTCGGTGCAGGTTCCGAAACGCTGCCAGCGCAGAACCACCGCGCTCGATAGCCTGCCCCGCCGCCTTCACCAGCCAGTCACGGGTTGCCCCAATTCCCTCCAGTGAGCCGGGGTTGGCCTGTAGCAGTGACGGCCAGTCATCCGCAGGCAGATCAGGATCGGCCCGGTGTTCTTGCGTGTAGCAACCGCTCGGGGGTGTATCCAGCCAGCGCGAAAATGAATTGGCGTCATCCGGTGCGCTTGTGCTGATCAGCAGCGCCCGCCCGTCGCGCTTGCCCAGCGACGTAAGCAACGCCGCCTCCATTTCATCGCCCCGGCTGGCCATCCATGCGGCCCGCTCATCCATGATCGCCAAGGTGGCCGCGCCGCCCAGAACCGCCTTGCCGGTGCTTGGAACGGCTTTCAGCAGGTGAGGCCCGTTGCCGTCCTCGAACTCGATCTCCAGCGCCGCGCCGCGCCTGATCTTGATGCCGGGTGTCTCGGCCAGATACGAACAGCAGAACGCCCAGCAGGTGCGCGCCTGATCCCGCGTGCGCGCCGCCACCACGATCTCGCGTTGCGGCTGATCATCCCAGAGGCCCAGCAGGTGGGTGGTGGCCAGAGCCGCAGAAAGCGCCGTTTTGCCGTTGCCGCGCCCCACCGATAGCGCCGCGATATTCACGCCAGAGGCAA